AAGATAACCTTCAATTCACCCGTATAATCTGGATCGATCACACCAGCCCCCGTTTGAATACCATGTTTTACACTTAAACCCGATCTCGGGGCAATACGACCATACACACCAGTAGGAATTGTTGCACAAATACCCGTACTTACGATACCACGTTCACATGCATTAATCGTCATATTTTCCATACTATACAAATCGTACCCGACCGATCCAGGAGATGCGCGTGTCGGTAAAGTTGCTTCGAGAGTTAATCGTTTAATTCTAAGTGTTTCCATATTTTTTATTATTCTAAGAGTTGTTTCTTTATGTGTCTGTAGTACACGATTTATCTGCAAAAAATATATAAAAACTCAATACAAAAATTAAAAGTGTCAATAATATACGTTGATATTGTGGGAATAAAGAAAGACCCAAAATGAGTACACATAAAATATACATGTATACGAATTGAGTATATTCAGATATAGCGCGTGAGTATCTGTTCAAACTCAAAGTCCCTGGATAAGATACAAATAATGCATTAGTTTTTATGTCTTTATCCGTTGGCCCAAAGTTCTTGAAAATCTTTTCATTTTCATCCACTTTAATATATTCGAACTTTTGACACAAGGTATTAAGATTTGTCTGATCATCTTCACATTTTTCAGATAATGCTTCGTCTAAAAAACTTTTAAGTTCTTTAGCATATCCCATATAAAGACCAGAATTTGCAGTTGATTTGTCACCGCAAATCCCAAAAATCATTCTTGAAAATAACCCAAATGGTACTGGATCTTTGGATACCAAAACTCTACAATCGTATTTTTTAAAGAGTTCTAAAACATTCTGTGGGTTCTTATTAATTTTTGTATCAAAACCGTCGAGAAATATTATAATATCATCGTCTTTTTTATTTTCAAGATACTTATATACACCTTTATACTTGTCACTAAAACCATTCCATTTAGTACCCCAACCCAAAACTTTTATAGGAATACCGAATTCATTATTGATAAGTTCTTCAAACATGCCTTGTGATTTATTAGCATATGTAATAATCTCAACAGTCATTTATTTTATGTAAATATTATATTCTACATTGTAAAGATCCAAATATAAGCCATGCTATTAATACATCAACACTATAATGTTCTCTCGTCGCAATCGTTAGTATAGATGTAAGTATTGGCCAAATTGGCCATAATATACCCTTAACAAAATAAGAAATAACTATGTTAAACGTCGTGTGTCCTGAAAACATAAAATCATTACAAAACCCAAACGGTGGTTTTAATTCGCATTTTTTCATACTTGGAAATGTTGTAACATAATTTGATAAACTTCTAAATAAATACATTAACCCCATTGTAATTAAAAATGTACTTTTTTTATTTTTAGTCCAACCACCAAAATGATAAACCAAAAAGAGTATTGGTATAATCAATATATAATCATTAATATAATCATATTTTTCAAGGTTTGGTAAAATTTTAAATCCCAAATCATATATTTTATCATTTTCCTTAACATTTCTTTTATATGAAACATAATATCCTGTTATAAGATTAAATGTGAATGATATTAATAGAAATAAATAAATATTCAACATATATTATATAAGTATAAAAAAATAATAATACGTATAATTAGAAATGAGTCTTAAGATTATTATGGGTAACATGTTCTCTGGAAAAACGTCCGAACTTATCCGACGTTTAAAACGGTACCGCGTTATAGGTAAAAAGATTCTCGTTATAAACTCGAAAAAAGATACGCGTGCCTCCGAAGACGTTTTACGTACCCACGATAATGTTCGTTTCGATTGTATAAAAACAAATAGTCTCGAAGAAGTCGATTTTTCAGATGTCGACGTTATAGCCATAGACGAAGCTCAGTTTTTTACGGGTCTTAAAACGTTTGTTGAACGCGTTCTCGATTCGGGTAAAACGATTTTACTCGCGGGACTCGATGGCGATTACAAACAAAGAAAGTTTGGTGAACTCGTAGATTGTGTACCTCTCGCCGATAAAGTGTTTAAAATATCGGCGATGTGTATGGAGTGTATGGACGGTACACACGGACCATTTACAAAACGTATTGTTCAAAACGATGAGCTTGAACTTGTTGGTGATCATAACATGTATAAAGCAGTATGTAGAAAACACCTTTAGTTTAAAACCTATTAATATCTAAAATAAGTACGACCCGTTTTTGTTCGTCGGTTTTATCAACGCGGTGGTACCTCGCGTGATCGAAAAGTATATATTCACCCGGTTCGTGTTTATGAAATTCAAATTCGGTATTGAGATTACTCGTCCCTTCGAGTGTTAAATGGTACCGTAACTGTAAATTACTCTCGGCACGGTGTGCTGATATAGACATTGGTCCTTCCATGACTGCAATCATGGCATGATCAACACACGGTATACTTTTTAAAAATGCGTATATGTTCGGAAAATCGTGTATTTTATAGTAATAATACTTTTCGTTACGGTCGAACCATGGATCGAGATCGTGGAAATACCATTTTTGTGCGTTTTTGTGTAACCCGTCGTATTCATCTTTTATATCGAAAAAGTGTTTTTGAACACGCCAAAGGCCTGGAAAATCGTCGACCGAATAGTGTGGCTTATAAAAAAATAAGTCTACGAGTGAGTTTCGTATACCGATGAGTGGACGTAAAGGTTTCTGAAAATAAAGTCTATCGATTGGATTTTTACAATAATCGTTTAGTAACAGTACAAATGGTATCACAAGAAACCACATTTTTTTATGTATATATAATAAATGCCAGGTTATAAAGGAAAAGAATACTACGCACCAGAACAAAACAATACAATCGATACGTTAGATAAACGGTTTCTTGGTTTGACCAATATTCAAATTGGTTTGTTCACTTTACCAACACTCATCATTCTCACTTCAGTTATTCTGATTCTCATGAACAGAAAAGCCAGGAAAAACCCAGCGGTTTACGTTTCTTTAGCGATTGGTATACTTCATTTGTATCACCACTATACACTCGCAAGGTTACAAAATAAATATGTTCAATAATTATAGTATACATGCGTGTTCGTTTACGAAAAAGTCCGCGATTTGATAAAAAGTTTAGAGTTACGTTCGATGATGGTAAGATTGTTGATTTTGGGGCCAAGGGGTACTCTGATTATACACTACATAAGAACCCTTTACGTATGCGTATGTACGTCACGCGTCACGGTGGGTTTGTACCACACATGGTTCAAAAACAAACCGATCCTAAACTCGTTCACAAAAACATGCTCGATGTTACACGAAGCGATAAAGAAAACTGGGGTAAATCAGGTTTGTATACCGCGGGGTTCTGGTCGAGATGGCTTTTATGGAGTTACCCTGAACTCGAAAGTGCAAAAAGGTTCATGTCTAAGAAGTTTGGTTTAACTTTTGTCTAATACCACGTCTTTCGAGGTTTGCTTTCAAAGCCGTCATTAAGTTTGCGCGTGGGTCGCGTTTCACGGGACGTGGTGGGACCGGGGGTGCTGGTGGGACCGGAGGTGCTGATGGAATGCGTTTTACAGAAACGCGGGGAGCTCTCGGAACAGATGGTTCCATGGTTTTCAGAAGTGATTTACACGTTCGTATAAGTTTTTTTGAATTACGAACCTGGATTTCCAAAGCTACCTGGATTTCCAAAGCTGGTGGTCGTCGTCGTTCAATTCTCATTTTAAGTTCCTTTTCGGATAGGGGAACACGTTTCCCTTTAATTTTTTTAGTCACACGAAGACCTAAACGTTTTGCTTCATTTTTTAAAGTATCTATCTTCATTTATAGTAACCAATATATTTTTCTTTGTTTACTATAAATGTCTAGTTGTGGACCTACTAATTTAGCTTCAACTTTGTGTTGTTGCTTGTGCTGTTTCTTTTTTGTATATAGACCTATATCAAGGATTCCAGTGAAATCCCCACCTTTACTGTTATTGATGTTATGTGCATGCTGTGCTATGTGTTCACAAACCATAACAATGGGAAGTTGTGCATATAGATTTGTTGTTCCAGAAAAGAAAAAAGAAGATTAGAAAAAGTTATCCGTTCTATACAGTTTCGCCTGAAATGAACCCGTTTGTCCTAATACCGAAACGGTTTCATTTCCGTACAGTTCTTGACACCCTATATCGTCCATACAGTCCCGGTCATTAATCGTAACTGGAAGTGGGTACACTTGATCACCTGGTGTTGTCGTGTAATAATGGTATTGATCGCGTCTTCCACGAACTTCTTTACCGTATAAAGGTAAGGTTTCTTCATCTGGACCTACAAGAACCCCCATTTGTTGGACGTACCCGGGTTTGTACTCTTTAATTGGTGGTTTTCGAAACTCTCTTTCGACTGGTATCTGTACTGGAACTTCAACTGGTAAGGGCACAGGAACCCGTTTCTTAACTACGATTGGATTACGTATTTGGTATATAACTAAAGCAAAAAGAACCGCTAACGCAATAAACATAAGTTTTGTTTGCGTTTTGTTTTTGATCTTCATTTTATATATACCAATATTATTTAACGATACGTTTT